CGAAACACTGGGCGACGTGCGCGAGGTGATGATCGACGGGCCGTCAGGCATCGTGGCGACGGCGCGCTGCAACCGCGCCCGCTACGAGCCGAGCCGGCGGCGCGTCTCGTGGGATAACGGCGCGGTGGCTCATGTGTTTTCCTCGGAAGACCCGGAGAGCCTGCGCGGGCCGCAGTTCCATGCCGCCTGGTGCGACGAGCTGGCGAAGTGGAAGAATGCGGAGGCGACTTTCGACATGCTGCAGTTCGGGATGAGGCTGGGCGAACTGCCGCGCCAGATCATCACCACGACCCCACGCCCGACCCGGCTGGTCAAGCGGCTGATGGCTGATCCGGCGGTGAAGGTCACTCGGCTCGGCACTGTCGGCAATGCCGCGAACCTGGCGCCGGGTTTCGTGAAGGCGATCGAGGACAGATATGGCGGAACGCGGCTCGGCCGCCAGGAACTCGACGGCGAACTGATCGAGGACCGCGAGGACGCGCTGTGGCCGCGCAGCCTGATCGAGGCGGCGTATAATCCGGATGTGCCGGAACTTGGCCGCATCGTCGTGGCGGTCGATCCGCCGGCGAGCGCCCGCCGTTCTTCCGACGCCTGCGGCATCGTCGCGGCCGGGCTGGACGGCGAAGGCAAGGCGATCGTTCTGGCCGACGCGACGGTGAAGGCGGCGCGGCCGCAGGACTGGGCCGGCGCGGCGACCGCGCTGTTCCATAGGCTGCAGGCCGACTGCGTCGTGGCCGAGGTGAACCAGGGCGGCGACATGGTGACGGCGGTGATCAGGACCGCCGATCCGGCCGTTCCTGTGCGTGCGGTGCGCGCCAGGCGGGGCAAGTGGACGCGGGCCGAGCCGGTGGCGATGCTCTACCAGCAGGGCAAGGTGCGCCATGCCGGACGCTTCCCGGCGCTGGAGGACGAGATGTGCGACTTCGGCGCCGACGGGCTTTCCGGCGGCCGTTCGCCCGACCGCGTCGACGCGCTGGTCTGGGCGGTCACCGAACTGATGCCGGGCGGTTCGGCCGAGCCCAAGATCAGGGATTTCGGCGGAAGGCCGTAGAATTATCAAAGCATCGGCGCGGCGGCCGGCGCGGGTGCCGGAATCGCCTCGCCGGGCCGGCTCACGCGGCTGGCTTCAAACTTCAACCCTTCAATTTCGGGACGGACAGATGCAGTGGAAATGGCCCTGGGCATGGCGTCCGGGACGACAGGGCGCGCCGGAACAAAAGGCCGTATGGGCGGGCGGCTACATCGCGCTCCACCTCGATCGCGAAGCGGCGTGGACGCGGCGCGACTATGCGACGCTGGCGAGCGAAGGCTTCATGACCAACCCGGTCGTGCATCGCTGCGTGCGGCTGATCGCGGAGACGGCCGCCGCGGTGCCGTGGCTGCTCTATGAGGGCGACGCGGAGGTGTCGCGGCATCCGCTGACGGCGCTGCTCGAGCGGCCCAACCCGCGTGCTGCCGGCGCCAGCTTCCTGGAAACGCTGTACGGGCACCTGCTGATTTCCGGCAACGCCTATGTCGAAATGGCGGAAGCCGGACCGGACCTGCGCGAACTGCATGCGCTGCGGCCGGACCGGGTGGCGATCGTCTGCGACGCCCAAGGCTGGCCGGTCGGGCTGGACTATCGGACGGAGAAGGACAGGCGCGTGCTGCGACTCGGCGGGGCCGGGGACGGCGGCGCGCTGCACCTGACGCTGTTCCATCCGCTCGACGACCATCGCGGATTTCCGCCGCTGGAGGCGGCCCTGACGGCGCTCGATACGCACAATGCCGCCGGGCGCTGGAACAAAGCGCTGCTCGACAATTCGGCGCGACCCTCCGGCGCGCTGGTCTATGCGCCGAAGGACGGCGGCAATCTGAGCGAGGAACAGTTCACAAGGCTGAAGACGGAACTCGAGGACGGCTATGCCGGCGCCAGCCGGGCCGGGCGGCCCCTGCTGCTGGAGGGCGGGCTCGACTGGAAGGCGATGAGCCTGTCGCCAAAGGACATGGATTTCATCGAGGCGAAGCATTCGGCCAGCCGTGACATTGCGCTCGCCTTCGGCGTGCCGCCGATGCTGATCGGCATTCCGGGCGACAATACCTACGCCAACTATCAGGAGGCGAACCGCGCCTTCTACCGCATGACCGTGCTGCCGCTGGTGGCGCGCACCGTTCGCGAAATGTCGGCCTGGCTGGCGCCCGCGTTCGGGCACGGCCTGCGGCTCTGGTACGACGCCGATCAGATCGACGGCCTGTCGGCCGAGCGCGAAGCCTTGTGGGCGAGGCTGTCGGCGGCACCCTTCCTCACCGACGACGAGAAGCGCGAAGCGGTCGGCTACGGGGCGCGGAAAGGCTGAGGCCCGGTCCGAAGAAGGACCGCAGCCTGTTGTTCCGACATCGTTATTCCAAAGGACCAAGGAAAATGAACGACATGAACGGGGCGGCCTGGCTGTGGGCCGCCAAGGGCGCCGGCGCGGTCGCGGGCTCGGCGATCTCGCTCGCCTACATCCTGCCGGCGGGGCGGCGCGAAGCGGCATTGCGTTTTGCCGTCGGGCTGGTGTGCGGGCTGGTGTTTGGTGGCACCGCCGGGCTCAAGATCGCCGGCGAGCTAGGCATCGAAGGAATGATCGGCCCCGGCGAGACGGCGTTGATGGGCGCCGCCGCCGCAAGCCTCTCGGCCTGGTGGGGGCTGGGCTTCCTCAAGCGCGGGCTGGAGGCGGTCGCGACCCGGATTTTCAGAGGCGGGAGCAGCCAATGACGGCGCGGCGAAGTGGTGCGTACGAACGCAAATATGCGGGCCTCGTGCTGAGCGAGGTGGAGGCGGACGGCGCCTTCTCGGGCTATGCGAGCCTGTTCGGCGCCGTCGATCTGGGCAAGGACATGGTGATGCGTGGAGCTTTCGCGCGCTCGCTCAAGGAGCGCGGCGCGGCGGGCATCCGCATGCTCTACCAGCACGATCCGGGCGAGCCGATCGGCGTGTGGACAGAGCTGCGCGAAGACCAGCGCGGCCTTTTCGTGCGCGGCCAACTCGCCAGGAACGTGACGCGGGCGAGCGAAGTGCTTTCCCTGATGCGGACGGGCGCGCTGGACGGGCTGTCGATCGGCTTCCGCGCGGTCAAGGCGCACAAGGACGCGCCGACCGGCGTCCGCCGGATCGTCGAGGCAGATCTGTGGGAGATTTCGATCGTCACCTTCCCGATGCTGCCCGGCGCGCGCGTCCAGACTGTGAAGGGTCGCGACGTATTGCCGACGATCCGCGCATTCGAACGCTGGCTCACGCGGGATGCGGGGCTGACGCGCGGCGAAGCCCGCACTGTGATCGCCAAGGGCTACGCCAATCTCGTGGCGGGACGGGACGCCGCCCCGGGATCAACCGCCGACCTCGTGAACCGGCTTCGCGAGGCGACACGCATGATGCACCCAACAAGGACAGCCAGACCATGACGGAACGCAATGGCCCTGCCGGGCTCGAACTCAAATCCGGCGATGCCGACCTCACCGAGGCCTTCGGTGATTTCATGACCACATTCGAGGCCTTCAGGGCCTCCAACGAGGAGAAGCTTGCCCAGATCGAAACGCGGCTCGGCGCCGACGTCGTGACGACCGACAAGGTCGAGCGCATTTCGGTCGCGCTCGACGAGCACAAGCGCAGGCTCGACGACCTCGCGCTGAAGCGGGTCCGCCCGCCGCTGGGCGGCGGCGGCCGTACCGCCTTGCCGTCCGAACACAAGGCGGCGTTCGACGCATATCTGAGGCGCGGCGACGAGCGCCCGATGCGCTCGCTCGACCTGAAGGCGATGTCGGTCGGCACCGGCGCCAATGGCGGCTATCTGGTGCCGCCCGAAGTCGAGGCCGAAATCGGCAGGCGGCTGGCGCTGATCTCGCCGATCCGCTCGATCGCCTCGGTGCGGCAGGTGTCTTCGGCGGTCCTCAAGAAACCGTTCTCCGTCACCGGACCGGCCGTCGGCTGGGTCGCGGAGACGGCTGCGCGACCCCAGACCAATACGGCGACGCTCGACGAGATGCAGTTCCCTACCGCCGAGCTATACGCCATGCCGGCGGCGACGCCGATGCTGATCGACGATGCCGTCGTCGATCTCGACCAGTGGATCACGGGAGAAATCGAGACGGCCTTCGCCGAGCAGGAGGGGACGGCTTTCGTCACCGGCAACGGGACGAGCAGGCCGAAGGGCTTCCTCGGCTACACCCTGGTCGCCGAGGCGAATTGGGCGTGGGGCAGCGTCGGCTATATCGCGACCGGCGTTTCGGGCGCGCTGCCGGCGGCCGACCCGTCGGACAAACTGATCGACCTGGTCTACGCGCTAAAGGCGGGCTACCGGCAGAATGCCAGCTGGATCATGAACCGCAAGACCCAGGCGGCGATCCGCAAACTGAAGGACGCCGACGGCAACTATCTGTGGCAGCCGCCGGCCGCGCCCGGCCAACGCGCTATGCTGATGGGCTTTCCCCTGGTGGAAGCCGAGGACATGCCGGACGCCGGTGCAGACACCGTGCCGATCGCCTTCGGCGACTTCTCGCGCGGCTATCTCGTGGTCGACCGCTCCGGCGTGCGCGTGCTGCGCGACCCGTTCTCGGCGAAGCCCTATGTGCTGTTCTACACGACCAAGCGGGTCGGCGGCGGCATCCAGGACTTCAACGCGATCAAGCTGATGAAGTACGGCACGACGTAAGAGCCTGCCGCCGGGCCGAGGGCTAGTCGGCTGCCGGCAAATGGCGCTGGGAGGCGGGGTCACGCTCCGCCTTCCTCGGAACCGGAACCGCAACACCGGCCGATTGCGGCGGGCCGCGATGGCCGCCTTTCCTTCAATGAGGTTTGTTTCATGGCACTACTGCGCACGGTTGCGCCGGCATCGGAGCCGGTCACGGCCGAGGAGGCGAAGACTTTCCTGAGGCTGGCGGGATCGACCGAGGACACGCTGCTCGAGGGGCTGATACGGGCGGCGCGCGAGGATGTCGAGCGCGCCGCCGGACTGGCGCTGATCGACCAGGCATGGCGGCTGGCGATCGACGCGATCCCGGCGAGCGAAGTGGTCCTGCTGATGCGCCATCCGGTCCGCCAGATCATCGCGGTCACGGCCTATGGCAGCGAGGGCGAGGCGTCGTTGGTTGGTTCGGGCGACTACCAGGCCGACCTGTCATCGCGGCCGGCGCGGCTACTCTTCCGCAAGCGACCGCAGGCGGCCCGCGCGATGAACGGCATCGAAATCGATTTCCGCGCCGGCTTCGGCACGGCGGGGGCGGACGTACCGGAACTGCTGCGTCGGGCGATCCTGATGCTGGTGGCGCATTGGTACGAATTCCGGGCGAGTTATGGCCCGGGCGAGCAGCCGGTATCCTATCCTCCGCAATATGAGCGGCTGATCGCCGGCTACCGCGACCGGAGGCTCTGATGCGCACGCTTTTCATCGAGCCGGGGACGCTGCGTCACGAATTTTCGCTGCAGGCGCCGGTCCCGACCGGCGACGGCATGGGCGGGCTGAACGAAGCCTGGCAGGAGGTCGCGACGCTGTTCGGCCGGATCGAGCCGCTGTCGCAATCGGCGCGGTTCGGCGCCGGGCAGACGCTCGAGGAAAACACGCACCGGATAACCATTAGGAACCGCGCCGGCGTGGCGAGCGGCATGCGCCTGGTGAAGCAGGGCCGGGTGTTTGACGTCGTGTCCGTTCATGATCCGGACGAGTCGGGGCGCTATATCGTGTGCCGGGTGAAGGAGGTGGGTCCATGAATTTCGCCATGCGGCTGACCTTGGACGGGCTCGTCAGGGCGCTGAGGATGCGCGTGCAACGCCTTGCGGATGATATCGAATTCCCTGGCGCTTCCGGTACAGTCGAAGCTAACATGGCCGCAACCAAAGGCAGCCGATTGACCGAAACCAGTTTCAGGGGTGGCGACGATGACAGCGGCCGGGTCTGAACTTCAGAGGGCCGTGTTCGTCAGACTTGCCGAGGACGGCGCGCTCGCGGGGCTGCTGGGCGGCGCCAAGATCTACGACCACGCACCGGCGCATGTGACCTTTCCCTATATTACCTTCGGCCGGACCAGCGGGTTCGACTGGAGCACCGGGACGGAAAGCGGCACGGAGCATATTTTCACGCTGCATGTCTGGTCGAAGGCGCAGGGCAAGAAGGAGTCCATGACGATCATGGACAGGGCGCGCGCTCTCATCGACGATGCGCCGCTTGCCATGAACGGGCACCATCTGGTCAGCATAAGGCTGGAATTTTCGGAGGTCCGCTTCGACGAGGACCTCTCGGTCCACCGCGGACTGCTGCGCTTCCGGGTGCTGACCGAACCGACGGGCTGAGCAGCTTCCCGCGCCGATCACGGGCGCCAGACTTCATCACAAACAATGGCTTGCATTGCCAAGCGGACCCGCTTCGTAAACGGGACGCGGGCGATCGGCCATTTTCGCGACAGGACAAACAAGTATGACCGCACAGAAGGGCAAGGACCTCCTGCTCAAGATCGACACCAACGGCCTGGGCAGCTTCGTCACCGTGGCCGGGCTGAGGTCGCGCCGGCTGGCCTTCAATAGCGAGACGGTCGACGTAACGGACGCCGATTCGGCCGGACGATGGCGCGAACTGCTGGCCGGCTGCGGCGTGCAGCGTGCCTCGGCGAGCGGTTCGGGCATTTTCAAGGACGCCCAGTCGGACGCGGCGATCCGCTCGCGCTTTTTCGCGGGCGACATCGTCAGCTGGCAGATCGTCATTCCCGATTTCGGCACGGTGCAGGGGCCGTTCCAGATCACCGCGCTTGAATATTCCGGCAATCACGATGCCGAAGTGACCTTCGAGATCGGGATGGAATCGGCGGGCGCCGTCAGCTTCACGGTGGCGGCATGAATTCGAACCGGCGACGCGGCGAGGTGGCCGCCGAACTCGACGGCCACGGTTACCGGCTATGCCTGACGCTCGGCGCGCTGGCCGAATTGGAGTCGGCCTATGCGGCGGACGATCTCGGGGCGCTGGTCGAGCGTTTCGCCAGCGGCCGGCTGTCGGCGCGCGACCTGATCCGTATCGTTGGGGCGGGACTGCGCGGCGCCGGCAACCAGATCGGCGATGAGCAGGTAGCGATGATGCAGGCGGCGGATGGCGTGGCGGGGTTTGCGAACATCGTCTCCGAACTGCTTTCAGTGACTTTCGGTGCCAAGGCGGAGGAGGCTCCGCCGCGCCCTTGACGGCCGCAGCGAGCGCGGGCGGTGAATTTCCCTGGGACGCGGTGATGACCCTGGGGTTCGGCCTGCTGCGGCTTTCCTCCGCCGATTTCTGGTCGATGACGCCGTGCGAGTTGGAACGCGCGTTGCGCTTCCATGGGCACGGTGCGGGGGCCGCGCCGGCCCGCAGCGAACTGGCCGCCCTGATGGCGGCCTTTCCCGACAAACCATCGGAGAACGCAAGTGGCTGAAAGCGTCAAGGTCTCGATCGAAGCCGACACGGAGCCGTTTCTTACTGCGCTGGAAAATCTGCAAGCTCTGTCGGGGCGGTTCGGCGCGCAATTGACAGGGGCGCTCCGCAGCGCGGTCGTGGGCGGCAAGGAACTGGACGACGTGCTGCGCAAGCTGGGCCTCAATCTCGCCGGCATGGCGCTCAACCAGGGTCTACAGCCGCTGCAGAATGTTCTCGGATCGCTGATGTCATCAGCCGTCGGCGGACTGATGGGCGCGATGCCCTTCGCCAAGGGCGGGGTCGTACCTTTCGCGTCGGGGGGCGTGGTGTCCGCGCCGACCTATTTTCCGGCCGGCGACCGGCTCGGCCTTATGGGCGAGGCGGGCGCGGAGGCCGTGCTTCCGCTGAGGCGGGGCGCCGACGGCCGGCTGGGCGTAGCTGCTGGCGGCAGCAGTCAGCCGATCAACGTCGTCTTCAACGTGACCACGCCCGATGCCGGTTCGTTCCGGAAATCCGAAGCGCAGGTGACGGGCATGCTGGCCAGGGCGGCGTCGCGCGGTTCGCGAACGTTCTAACCAGGGTCTGTTGATATTCACGCGAGGACGGGCTGCAAACGGGGCTTCTCTCAGCTTTCGGGTGCTCATGTACCAAAGCGCACTCTCCGCTTCGGTTCTCGAAGATCCCCGTTTCACCACGTCCTGCATTAGCAGACCCAACCCGGTGCGCCGTGGCACGGCGACGGCCTTCGCCGGCGGACCGGCGATGACGGGCTGCAAACGGCGCGCGTCGGACAAATGACTTTTCATTGAGGGATAGTCGATGACCGAACTTGCAGCTTTCCATGATGTGCGGTTTCCGACGGCGATTTCCTTCAGCGCGACGGGCGGGCCGGAGCGCCGCAACGAGATCGTGACGCTGACCTCCGGACACGAGAAGCGCAACGCGCGCTTTGCGCTCTCGCGCCACCGCTACGACGCGGGAACCGGCGTGCGCTCGCTGTCGGACCTCTATGAGATCGTCGATTTCTTCGAGGCGCGGCAAGGCTCGCTGTATGCCTTCCGGTTCCGTGACCCGTTCGACATGAAGTCGTCCCGGGCCGATCTGACGCCGACAGCGGCCGATCAGCCGCTCGGCACCGGCGACGGCGTGCGCAGAAGCTTTGCCCTGGTGAAGCGCTATGGCGACGCGGCGGGCGCCTATGCCAGACCGATCCGCAAGCCGGTCCTGTCCACGCTCAGGGTGGCGGTGGCCGGCGTCACTGTTGCGTCGCCCTCGGCTTACACTTTCGACGAAGCAGCCGGCGAGATCGTGTTCGCGCCGTCGGCCGTGCCCGGCGCCGGGAAAGCGATCACAGTGGGCTTCGAGTTCGACGTGCCTGTGCGCTTCGACACCGAGCGCCTGGAGGTCGGCATAAGTGCCTTCAAGGCCGGAAGAATCCCGTCCATCCCGTTGATAGAGGTGCAGCTTTGAGTGTCTATCCGGAAGCGCTGGCCGCGCATCTCGAAGGGGCGGCCACGACCGTCTGTCATTGCTGGCGCCTGACGCGGCGCGACGGCGCCGTCAAAGGCTTCACCGACCACGACCGCGCGCTCGTCGTCGCCGGCACGGCATTCAGGCCGCTTACCGGCTTCAGCGCCTCTGAGGCGCGCGACACGCTCGGGCTCGCCGTCGATACGGTCGATGTCGAGGGCGCGCTTTCGTCGGACGAAATCGACGAGGACGACATCGCCGCCGGTCTCTATGACGACGCGACGGTCGAGACCTTGCTGGTCAATTGGAATGAGCCGTCGCAATTCGCCATGTTGCGCAGCGCCACGATCGGCAAGATCACGCGCCGCGACAATGCTTTCGTCGCCGAATTGAAAAGCCGCAGCCATGCGTTGGACCAGATCGGCGGCAGGCTGGTCGCCCGCAAATGCGATGCCGAACTCGGCGACGGCCGGTGCCGATTCGCGCTCGGCCAAGCCGGATTTTCGGGGATGGGGACGGTGCTCGCGGCACCTGCGGCGGAAAGTCTGCGCGTCGCCGGCCTGGACGGTTTCGCCACGGGCTGGTTCGCCCTGGGCAGGATCGAGTGGACCGGCGGCGCGCTGGCGGGCCGGGTATCCACTGTCACCGGGCATGTGAAGGGCGCCGGCGGGGTCGACCTCACACTGCGGCCGGCTGAGGGCGCGGCGCCGGGGCCGGGCGACACTTTCGTTATTCGCGCGGGTTGCAACAAGGCGTTCGCGACCTGCAAGGAAAAATTCAGCAATGCTATCAACTTTCAGGGCTTTCCTCATTTGCCGGGCAATGACGCGGCCTATGGTTACGTCGTCGACGGCGACGTGTTCGACGGGGCGCCGCTGGTGCCATGACTGTCGGATCTGATGAAGGCGAAAGGCCGGCCGGGCGGATCGTCGCCGAGGCGCTGCAATGGGTCGGAACACCCTATCGGCACCAGGGTGCGCGCCGCGGCGTCGGCTGCGATTGCCTGGGACTGGTCATGGGCGTGTGGCGGGAAGTCTACGGGGATATGCCCGAGCAGCCGGGTCCCTATGCTGCGGACTGGGCGGAGGCCGGCGGCGCCGACCGGTTCCTGGAAGCTGCGCGCCGGCACTGCCGTGAGAAACCGATCGCCGAAGCGGCGGCGGGCGACCTGCTACTGTTCCGCTGGCGCGCGCACCTGCCGGCGAAGCACGCCGCCATCCTGGTCGCGCCCGACAGTTTCGTGCACGCCTATGAAGGCAGCGCCGTTGTCGTGAGCGCGCTCGTGCCGCAATGGCGCAAGAGGATCGCCGGCGTGTTTGCCTTCCCCTCTTTCCGGCCGAAAGCCGGCTGACCACGGAGACCCGTTCATGGCAGTGATTGTCCTGCAGGCCGTCGGTGCGGCCATCGGCGGCATGTTCGGCACAGTCGGCGCGGCGATCGGGACCGCGGCCGGCGCGCTGGCCGGCTATGCGATCGACAGCGCGCTGATAGAGGGGACGCGCCGCATTGAGGGTCCGAGGCTCTCGGCGGCGCGGCCGCTGACGGCCGAGGAAGGCGTGCCGCTGCCGAGGCTGTACGGCACGGCGCGGCTGGGCGGTATCCTGATCTGGGCGACGCGCTTCGAGGAAGGGTCGACGACGAGGCGCCAGGGCGGGAAGGGCCGCGGCCCCAAGGTGACGGAATACAGCTATTTCGGCAATGCCGCCTTTGCGCTGTGTGAAGGCGCGATCGCCGGCGTCCGCCGCGTCTGGGTGGACGGCCGTGAACTCGATCTGACGAAAGTCGAGATGCGGGTTTACACCGGCGGCTTCGACCAGGCGCCGGACCCGCTGATCTCGGCCAAGCAGGGAGCGGGCAACACGCCCGCCTATCGCGGCGCCGCCTATGTGGTCTTCGACCGCCTGCCTTTGCAGGACTACGGCAACCGGTTTCCGCAGCTGCAATTCGAGGTGCTGCGTCCGGTCGGCGCGCTCCGGAGCACGATCAATGCCGTAGCGCTCATTCCGGGATCGAGCGAATACGGTCTCGACCCGCAACTGGTGACGAAGACTATCCGGCCGGGCGAGCAGGTGGCGGAGAATCGCCATGTCCTGTTCGGCGAGACGGACCTGACCGCCTCGCTCGACGAGTTGCAGACGTTGCTGCCGAACCTGACCCATGTCGCGCTGGTTGTGGCATGGTTTGGCGACGACCTGCGCGCCGGCCAGTGCAGGATCCAGCCTTGCGTGACCACGCGGGACGGCTCGTACGAGGCGCCGTGGAAGGTCTCCGGCGTCAGCCGCGGCAACGCCAGGGTGGTTTCGAGGATCGGCGGGAGTGCGGCCTATGGCGGGACGCCGACCGATGCGTCGGTTATCGCGGCGATCAGGGAAATCAAAGCGAGGGGCCTGAAAGTCACCCTCTACCCGTTCATGATGATGGACGTTGCTCAGGGCAATGTCCTGCCCGATCCGTATGGCGGCGCGGGGCAGGCGCCTTATCCGTGGCGGGGCCGCGTCACGTGCTATCCGGGACCGGGCCGGCCGGGATCGGCGGACAAGTCGGCCGCGGCGCGGGCGCAGGTCGCCGCCTTCTCGGGATCGGCCGTGCCGTCGAATTTCTCGATCGGCGACGACGGAGTCCTGTTCCGCGGCACTTCGGGCGATTGGGGATTCCGCCGGCTGGTCCTGCACTATGCGCATCTGGCGGTTGCCGCCGATGGCGTTGACGCCTTCCTCGTCGGCTCGGAAATGTGCGGCCTGACCACGCTGCGCGACGGCGCCAATGCGTTTCCCTTCGTCGATGTGCTGTGCCAACTCGCCGACCAGGTGAAGTCGCTTCTCGGGCCGGCCACGCAAATATGTTACGGCGCCGACTGGACCGAATATTTCGGCCATCAGCCGGCCGACGGCTCGGGCGATGTCTATTTCCACCTCGATCAGTTGTGGGCCAGGCCCTCCATCAGCGCGGTCGGCATCGACAATTACATGCCGCTGGCCGACTGGCGCGACACCGACTACCAGACCGGCAACCCGGACGGCGCCAGGGGGCCGTACGATGCGGCGGCGATGCGCGCCGCGATCAAGTCGGGCGAGGGTTTCGACTGGCACTATGCGAGCTATGCGGCGCGCGAGGCCCGCTCGCGCTCGCCGATTGCGGACGGCGCCTACGGAAAGCCGTGGGTGTTCCGCTACAAGGACCTGGTCGGCTGGTGGTCGAACCCGCACTACAATCGCGTTGGCGGCGTGCAATCGGCGACGCCGACCGCCTGGGTTCCGCAGTCGAAGCCGTTATGGTTCACGGAACTCGGCTGTCCGGCCATCGACAAGGGGCCGAACCAGCCGAACGTGTTCGTCGATCCGAAGTCGAGCGAAAGCTTCACTCCGCATTTTTCGAGCGGCGGGCGCAGCGACCTCGCCGCAAAGCGCTTCCTGGAGGCGCATGCGGCGCATTGGGACCCTGCAAGCGCCAGCTTCGTTGCAGCCGACAATCCGGTCTCCCCGGTCTATGGCGGGCGCATGCTCGACCACCGGCGCAGCTATGTCTGGTGCTGGGACGCGCGGCCGTTTCCGACGTTCCCGACGCGGTCGGACATCTGGACCGACGGCACCAACTGGCATCTCGGCCATTGGCTGAACGGGAGGCTTGAGGGGCCTGACGCGGGCTCGCTGATCAATGCCATCCTCGCCGATCACGGCCTGCCGGCGGCGGATGTCGCCGAGGCCGACGGCTCGCTCCAGGGCTACGTCATCGACGATCCGTCCTCGGCGCGGTCGGCGCTGGAACCGGTCATCGACATTTTCGGCCTTGCCGTCTGCGAAGCGCCGGGCGGACTGGTGTTCCGCCCGCTACGCGCCGGCGCGGGCTCGCCTATCGCGGTCGATGCGCTGGTGGTCGAGGAGGGCGGCGCCACCCTCGAAAGGACGCGCCTTCCAGATCACGAACTGCCGGCATCGCTGGTCCTTGTCTTTCGCGACCATATGACCGGCTACCAAACCGCGTCGGTGCGCAACGTGCGGGCCGATGCCGCCGGCAGGCGGGAACAGACGATGAGCTTTCCCGGCGTGCTCGAGCGCGAACAGGCCGAGGCGCTGGCCGCCGACTGGATGCGCCGCGCCTGGGCGTCGCGTGAAACGGTTGCCTTCACCGTCGCCAGCTACCGGCCCGGACTGGAGCCAGGCGTGGTCGTCACCCTGCCGGGTGGCGGTGGTTCGAACTATCTGGTGACCGAGGTCGAGGACGGCCTCGTGCGGCGCATCAAGGCGCGACGTGTCGAGCGGGCCGCACCGTCCGCCTGGGCATATCAGCCGCCGGCGGCCGCGGCGACGGCGGTCATCCTCGCCGGCACGCCGCATGTGCTTTTTCTCGATTTGCCGGCGCGCTCGTCGTCGACCGCGCCGAACGACCTGTTCCGGGTCGCGGTCTGGCAGAGGCCGTGGCGCAGCCAAATACTGCTTGCCTCCCCTGAGGTCACCGGTTTCTCGCCGCGCCTGACAATCGACCGGCCCGCCGATCTCGGCGCCCTGGCGGGAGCGCTAGCGCCGGGAATGCGCGAGGGCCGCGTCGACCGGTCGAATACGATCCTGGTCGACCTCCACTATGCGGAGGCGCAGAGCATAGGCCGGCTGCACCTTCTGAACGGCGCCAATGCGGCGGCGGTGCTTGCCGCAAACGGTGCCTGGGAAATTCTGCAGTTCGAGGCGGTGGAGGAGGTCGAGCCGGGTCGCTGGCGATTGGCAGGCTTGCTGCGCGGCCAGCTCGGTACAGAAGACGCGATGGCAACCGGTGCGCCGGCAGGCGCGCCCTTCGTCATGCTGAACGAGGCCGTCCCGGCGGCCGGCCTGCAACCGGGCGAGCTGGGCCTGACGCTCAACTGGCGTATCGGTCCCGCCGCGGCGGTTCTGTCGGATGGCAGTTTCGCCGGCCAGTCGGCGGCGGGCGGCATGCGGGGCCGCCTGCCACTGGCGCCGGCGCATCTGCGCGGCCGGGCGGCCGGTGGCGGCCTCGCCTTCTCGTGGGTGCGGCGCGGACGCGTCGATGCCGATGACTGGGAGGCGACCGAAATTCCGCTGGGCGAGGAGCGGGAGGAATATCGCGTGGAGGTCGCGACAGCCGGCGGGCCGGTGTTGCGCACCGCCACCGTTGCCGCGCCTGGCTGGACCTATCCGGTGGGCGACATCCTCGCGGATTTCGGCGCGATGCCGGCCCTGATGGACGTGACCGTGCGGCAGCTCAGCCTGTCCGCCGGATGGGGCCTTCCCGCGTCGCGGCGCTTCGCGTTCTAGAGCATTTCCGTTTTTCCTCGAATCACGGCAATGCTCTATCTCTTTGTTTTTACGCAATTCCGGACGGAAAACCGATATCCACTTTTCCTGGAATTGCTCCAGGGATGCCGCGCGGGCCGGCCCGCACGAACCAGATTCTCTAAATGCACACCCAATATATTGAAAGGACAACGAAAATGGACGGCAGCAAGCCTTGGTATCTGTCGCGCACGGTGTGGGCGGCCCTGGTGACCATATTGATGGCGCTGCTCGGGCTGTTCGGCATCAGGCCCGACGGGTTCGACGACAATGCCTTTGTCGAGACGCTGCTCCAGGCCGCCACGGCGATTGCCGGC